CCGGTATTTTGAGCAGGACGGTAAATTCCACGTCGGCTTGATGAAGGGGGATACTGCCGTTGCCGTTCACACCATTGCCGATAAAGACCTGCCGGATGCTGTAGGCAAAGAGCTTGCCGCCAAGATTCGCCGGGGCGAAGGCGAACAGAGGGAGCAGTTGAAGGTGCTTTCCGGTGTCGATCTGAAGGTGGGTGGCGAAGGAATGAAAGGCTTTTACGACCGGATGCTGCCGCAGTTCGTCGACAAGTGGGGGCGCAAGTTCGGGGCGAAAGTCGAACCGGCCGAACTGCCGGAAGCCGGCGCGGTGCACTCCATACCAATTACCGACACGATGCGCAACTCCCTTCTTTACGAGGGGCAGCCTCTTTTCCAGGGTGAAAAGGGCGCGGTTTCCTTTCTCGCCGACGGCCGGGCGGTGATTCACGCTTTCGAGGGAGCGGACATTTCGACCGTTACCCACGAACTGGCGCACGTCTTCGAGAAGACCCTCACTCCGGATGAGCGCCGGACGTTCGACACCTGGCTGCATTCGCAGATACCGGGTATCAAATGGAGCACCGCGCAACGGGAGCACTTTGCCCGCGCCTTCGAACGCTATCTTGCCGAGGGCAAGGCGCCGTCTCCGGAAGTAAAGGGGATCTTCGAAAAGTTCCGGGGCTGGCTCCTCGAGGTCTACAAGCGCATCACCGGCACCGCGATCGATGTGAAGATCAATGATAATATCCGCGCCGCCTTCGACCGCATGCTGTTTGCCGACCTATTGAAAAAGGACGTGCCGCCGGAGATTAGAGAGGCCCGCACGGAGATCGGCAGACAGGCGGAAGAAATTCAGACGGAACTGGAGGCACTGGCCGATGACGTAGGGGCTCCGCTTACCGAACCCATCGATGCGGCCGGCGCACAAAACAGGGCGCAGCAAGCAGCGCCCCTACATCAGGGACCTTTGCCGATAGGCAGCGCCGCCGATATCCTGAACAACTTCACGCGAGACCCGGGCCGGATATCACCGTTTCTAGCCGACTCTCTCCAGGCCGAAGCCACGGCGGTGGAATCGGCCGAGTATGGCCGCCTGAATATCGACGGCCACCAGAAGGAAGCAAGCTGGAGCAATGCCCCGGAATGGTTCCTGCTTCGAAACCGCAAGCACCGCGAACAGGCGGTAACTCCGGTATCGAAGCAGAGCGCGGTTAATGCCCTACGGAAAGCAGCCGAGGGGAAATACGACACCCTCACCCCAGGGCAAAAGGACATGGTGCTGGAAGCCATGGACTATGTTTCCCGGCAGGTGGACGCACACGCTCGCGAGATCGACGCGGGGGAACTGCAGGTGGGGGACCGCTTCACCACCACGAGCATGGAGGCGCGCACCGTGGCCGGAGAGCGCGAGGGGCGCTTGATTCTGGAGAACGGCGAGACGGTACCGATGGACCGGACGCTGAAGGTTCTCGGCGAGATCGACCAGAGCGGCCGAGCGAAAGACAAGCCGCAGACTGCGGCGGACGTGATTCTGCAGGAACAGGGAGATTTCAAAGTGTTCGACGGCGTTGACGCCGAAGGTAACGAGCGGCACCGGTCGGCACGGGAGATCCTGAACGAAGCCAGGGACGCCCTGGCAGTGGAGCAGAACCGGGCAAACCTCTATCACCGGGCAGCGGTCTGCCTTAATTTCGGTTGAGGACTAAGGTAAAACATGGCCAGATGTATCGACGATCTGTTAAGAGCGGCAAAAGGGACGATCACCAAGAAGGAAGCGGCGGAGATCATCCAGCGTATCGAGCGCGAATTCAAAAAGACCTTCCCGAAAAAGGCTCCGGTAGGCGGGGAAAAGTTCACTGCCGAGGGAGAGAAGACCCCTGAGCAGCGGATGATCGAGGCGGCGGAGAACGCCTTCAAAGAACGGGTACAGGAAAAAGCGGAGGCGGTCCGGAGAAAAGAGCTGCAGGTGGAGACGGCCGCCGCTCTGCAGTACCAGATCGTGAAGAACACTCCCGTTACCGGCCGCAACGCAGGGCGCTCGAACATCGGGCTGCGCAACGTCATTAATACCCAGGTCGCCGGGCGGGTCAAGGCAATCACCGAAGAGTACATGTCCGAGCTGTACCGGGGCCTGGTGCCTTTTCTGAATAAGATCGGGTTCAAGAAGCTGACCCCCGAGCAGGAACTGGAGCTGGTGCGGGTAATGATGCAGGATGAGCCACCAGGCAAGGAGGTGTTTTTTCGGCCGGGAAATATGTCGGAGACGGAATTTCTTGCCCACCAGTACCGACTGGCGTCGGATATGGCGTACAACCGGGCGAACGCCGCCGGCGCGGACATCAAGTATCTAAAAGGTCGCGTGCCGCAGCAGTGGGATAGCCGGACGGTCCGCTGGTTCGGGCTTGACGCCGCCGATCAGTTGCGCCTCAGTCGCCCCGGTACTTCCTCTGTAATCCGTAATCGGCTCAAGGCCAAGGCAATGGAAGGCTGGGTCGATTTCGTACTGCCGAAGCTCGACCGCGCACGCTATGCCGATCCGGAAACGGGCCTTCCGCTCGATGATGAAGCCATGCGGGAAATGCTCCGTTCGGTGTGGCAGACGCTTGCCACGCACGGGCTTTCAAAAGAGCCCTCCGGACTGGTGCAGGGCAAGGGCCCGGCCCTTGCCGAACAGCTGGGGGCACACCGCGAACTGCACTTTGCCACTCCGGAGGCGTGGCTGGAGGCAAACCGCTCCTTCGGCGCGAAGGATCTGTATCAGGCTATGGTGGGCGATCTGCGGCGCAAGGCCCAGGCGATTGCTCTAATGGAAAGTTTCGGGCCGAACCCAGAGACCGGCTTCAAGACAGCGGACCGCTTTGCCAAAAGCCAACAGGCCCAGGCCACCCTCGACGGCCGCCACGGTTCGACAACCAATGCGCTGATGTTTGATGAGCTGATGGGGAAAACCGCGAGCGCCCAGGAAGACCGCTTTGATCTGGCGAACCGTTTCATGCAGGGAACGCGCAACTATATAACCGCCGCCAAAATGGGAATGCTGCTGCTTTCCCAGGTGAACGACGTTGCCACCTTCCGCGCACTCGCACAGTCGGACGGGCTGGGGACCGGACGGGCGTTCCGGATTGCCTTGGACCTGTTAAATCCCCTGAACGGAGCAGACCGCGAGCTGGCACGAAAACACGCAATCCTGGCACAGTCAGTAATCAACGACGTTGCGCTCCGCTTCGGTGCGGAGCAGACGCAGAGCATGAGCCGCAAGCTCGCTAACTGGACGGTAACCCTCACCGGCGCGGAGCACTGGACCAACGGAATGAAGCAGGCCTTCCAGACCCTGATCGGCTCGCATACGGCCGATTATGCCGGGGTCGCCTTCGACAAGCTAGAGCCGCGCTTCCGGCAGATGCTGCAGCGGCACGGCATCGAGGCCAAAGACTGGGACATCATCCGCCTGTCGGAAGCGGTGGACCTGGCCGGGGTCAAGGTGGTGAGCCCCTACCTGGTGAAAAAGGTCATCCATCCGGAGGCGAGTTTCGAGACCGGCAAGGCCGCCGCGGAAAAAGACCTGGCGATGCGGGCCGCCGTGCAGGACGCGGCGACCAAGTATGGCGCCATGCTCGCCGAAGAAGCCGACACGGCAATGCTTTCGCCCGACGTGCGGACCCATGCGATCATCAACCAGAGCACCAGACCCGGCACTTTATGGGGAGAATTCGCCCGCAGCGTGATGTTGTTCAAGACGTTCTCGATTGCGATGCTGACGCGGGCGCTGCCGCGCATCTTCGACATGGGGGCCGGGCGCAACCAGGCGGGCATTGCCGCACAGTGGGCGCTGGGAATGATCATCGGCGGCGCGATATCGATTCAACTGAAGGAAATAGCCAAGGGACGAAACCCGCGCGATATGGCCGACGCCGGTTTCTGGGGAGCGTCGGCCGCGCAGTCGGGAGGTTTCGGGATTTTCGGCGACTTCTTTTTTGCCGACGTGAACCGCTTCGGCGGCGGGGCGATCAACACCATGCTCGGGCCGGTCGCAGGCTTTGCGAGCGACCTGGAGAAGCTGACCAAGGGCAACATAGAACAGGCGGCCGAGGGGAAGCGAACGAACTTCACGGCGGAGGCGATCCAGTTCGCAAAGAATTACACGCCGCTGATGAACCTCTGGTATACCCGGCTCGCCCTGGATCATCTGCTTTTCTATCACGTGCAGGAAGCGGCGAATCCGGGATATCTGCGTCGAATGAGAAACCGCGTGGAACGCGAGCAGAATCAAACCTTCTGGTGGGCTCCGGAAGACAGTAGCCCGGAAGGCCCGCCCGATGTCGCGGAAATGTTCAAAGTGGGGGAATAGTTGCAACTGCGGCGAACGTGGAAACGTTCGGGCGACTCCTGAATCACTGACGGAAGATAGAGCCGGAGCATGGAAATTCGGGGAAGGTGTTCCCCGCAGTTCGAAAGAGGGAAAAAATGAGCAATCAAACACCGGGGCCGACCCCGGCACAACTTGACCGCCTGACCGAGATCGAGGCGAAGCTTCTGGACGTTGCCTGCGACGAGTGCGACCCGGACGGCTGGATGAATGCCGAGAAGGCGGCGGAGATAGCGGCCGAAAAGGAACAGGAGGCGGCGCGCCTGTGGGCCGAAGGGGAGAAGGTAGAAGCTAAAATGGTCAGCTCGGAAGCAAAGCAGATCCGTTCCGGCTGGAAAGGTGAACGCTACTGGGAGAAGAAAAACGCCAACCAGACCCTGGCACTGATCACCCGCATCGTTACCTATCGGCAGCGGCTGGAGGAAGCCAGGCTCGGAAGCGGCAAGCCCCTTGAAGACGATGACGAGAAAATGCAGGCCGATATCAAGCGGGCTGAAGGCGTGGTAAAAAAACGGCTTGCCCTGGTGAAGAAAAGGCAATAAGTGAGTTCCTTTCCGGCGTTTTATCTCAAATGGGGGGAGGAAGTAGGCTGGACCGTTCCGGACTGTCACCTCGAGGCGTGCGACTGGCTGGAGAACGGCCGCACCGGGCGTGTTGCGGTTATGAAGTGTTTCCGGGGCTTCTCGAAGTCGACGATCGTCGGCCGGTACGCTCCGGATAGACTGAGAAAAAACCGGGAGTGGCGCTTTCAGGTGCTGTCGGCCACCGACCAGGACGGCGCGAAAATGAGCGCCGACTCGCGGCACGTAATCAACAATCACCCCTGGTGCAAGGGGATGCGCGCCAAGGGGAAGCTTTGGAAGGTGCACCGCTTCGAGGTAGACGGGGCAACCGATCCGCGTAACCCTTCCATGGCCGCCTATGGGGTAATGTCGAACATCACCGGCGGCCGCGCCGATGAATTCATTTTGGACGACGTGGAGGTACCGAAGACGATCCGGACGCCGCAGCTCCGGGACGCGCTCCGGACCAGGCTTTCCGAAACCGCGCACATCCTGGTGCCAGGGGGAAAGATCCTCTACATCGGTACCGACCATTGCCTGGAATCGATCTACAAGGAGCAGATCGAGGACGGCGCCGACCTGCTGGAAATACCGCTCTTTCTCAAGGAAGTAACCCATGTCGTCAAGGACGTTCCGCTCGCGGATTTCTATTTCGACTGGCGCATAGCTCACCCCTCGGACCTTTATGTGGCGGTGGGCGAGAACCGGCCGAAGATGCTGCCGGCGACGGAATACACGGTGGCAGGGCTCCGGGATTTCCGGGGCGGCCGGATTGTACTCAATACCCCCGCTCCGCCGGGTACGCGGATTTCCATTTACTCCGCCTGCACCTGGCCCGAGCGTTTCAACCGCGCCGAGATCACTTTCAAGATGGGGCGCTGCCGCAGCTGGGGGGAGTGGGATAGCCAGTACATGCTGCATCCGGCGCAGATTGCCAAGGTGCGGCTCGACCCCGACCGCATCCAGGTGTATGACGAAGCTCCGGACCTGCGGACGGTAAACGGCGGCGCGGTCATGTTCCTGCGTGGTGTGCGCATGGTAGGGGCTTCGGCGTATTGGGACTGTGCCCTGGGGAAACCGGGCAACGACGTATCGAGCTTTTCCCTGATGCTGACGGACAATCCGGGAAACTACTACTGGCAGGAATGCGAACAGCTTTTCGGCGACGTCTTTCAGCAGTGTAAACCGGTGGTCCGCCACGTTAAAAAGTACGGCCTGCGAGGTGTCACCGTCGAAACCAACGGCATCGGCGGACACGTTCCGGCGGTGCTCCGGAAGGAGCTGAAAGAGGCCGGACTCGAATGCGCCGTTCTCGAGCGAAACCGCAGCCATAACAAGAACGTATTCATATGCGACGCTCTGGAGACGCCCCTTTCCGGCCGCTACCTGTACGCCTCCAGGCACGTCATGCAAGGCCCCATGCCCCAGCAGATGCGGGAATGGGACCCGATGGTGAAAGACCAGCCAGACGACAGTTTGGACAGCGGATCAGGCGCAATAGCCGAAACCCCGATCCGCATCGGCTTGAACGTGCCGCACCCCGAGGACAACCGCGAAGACTGGCGGCCGGGATCCGGCACCCATGAAGTGCAGACAGACTTTTAACAGGAGGGTTTATGCCCGTAACAGCTCAAATACCTTACGAGGCCCACAATGCCGACGGCCTCACCGCTCAATTTGCGTTCCCGTTTCGGATCTTTGGGGACAGCCAGATACTGGTCATGGTGCAGGGAGTCGCAAAATTTTTGATTACCGATTATTTAGTCACCGGTGCAGGCAACGCAGGCGGCGGCTCCATAACATTCAACGCCGGACGCCTGCCTCCAGCCGGCGCGCTGGTCGAACTGAAGCGCAATCTCGCGCCGATCCGGGAGACGAACTACCTCTTGACCGATGCTTTCCGGAAAGAGATCGTGGAGAACGATCAGGACTACCAGTCGATGCTGCTGCAGGACCTCTTGTACTGGATGAGCATCGGCCTGAACATCCCCGGCCAGGCCGCCGACCGCGCCAACAAACACCCCGCGTTCGATGCCGCGGGGCAACCGATCCTTGCCGGGTCTGCTTATACGGTGGTGGTGCAGCAAGGGACGTCCCCGTCGCCGACACTGACGCTGGCCGACGCGGCCGCCGGAATAGTCTTTATCGAACTGCCTGAATCTGGTGAAGTAGTGGTTGGGAAAACCGACGACTCGGAAAATGTAGTAAGAATAGTGCCGAAGTTGGTAGGGCAAACCGTCTGCCGGGACACTTATCTTGATCTAACTATACAGGACGAAGTGGCGCGCCTGGTGCTGAACGGCACGAACTGGTATCGGATAGGATAACCGCTTTGAGGAGGGAAAACATGAAGAGATTTACTGCAATTATTATCCTGGCTTTGTCCGCCTTGATCGCTGGTTCGAGCTGGGGCGCCGTAGGTACGATTAAAACCAGCGATGTGATCACGTCGGATGATGTCCGCGCTTATCCCTCTCTTGCGGCCGCCTGTGCCTCGGCAAAAACCTCGGGAAAGATTATCCGGGTAAAGTCAGGAACTACGGCCACGTTGTCCGCAGATTTGACGCCGGGTAACCGCACGATCGTAGTAGAGCCAGGAGGGTACATAAATCAAGGTGCTTACACCATAAGTAATCTGCGCTTCCAGGCCGGTGATCATCAGGTTTTTACCGGTACCGGAGCAGTTACCTTTGATCCCGGATATGTCCAAGAGATTAAAGCCGCTTGGATGGGGCAACTCATCTACGGCACAGGCATAAGTGGGGCGAACCAAACAATCAATACTGCCACCCTTCAGCGGGCTATCAATACGGCGGTAGCATCCAGCATTACATTAGGGATGCCTGGGAACTCAGCCGTGATCCTTGTCAACGACAGCCTGACCTCGGTAAATCCCGTTAAGATCGACGGCCATAACGTACGAATGCTTCAGACTGCAGCGGGCAAATACGTGTTTTATCTTGGCAAGGCCGTGCATGACGGGTCATACACGTTCGGCTACGCCCTTAAAGACATGCACCTTGCATCTGCCGACGTTTCTGCTGGTAATGTGTTCCTCGGTGAGATTATCCAGAGCAACTTCGAAAACGTCGTCATGACCGGAGCAGGCCTTTACGGCTGGACCCTTTCAGGCGTTCAAGAGCTACATTTCAGAAACTGTAACAATTCCGGCATCTATAGGCCGCTTATCACAGGCCAAAACATGACCGGTAGCAGTAACGGCGTGTGGGGCAATGGCTCAACTACCGGGGCAGCCTGGCGAATCACCGGGGCGACGACTACAGTCTACATCGAGGGCGACTGCTCCGACACGACTAGCGGAATTATCAGCGATTCTACTTCGCTGGTCCTAAAGTATTACGGAACAATTCAGGGCGTCAAAGGCAAAGCCATCGCCGATCAATCAGGCATGTACTCATTTGACATTAACGCCTACACCGAGGACGGCGGCACAACACCGGGCGGGATTTATCTAGTTGGGTCGCGAAACGGCAAAATCTTCATGCGGAACTCCGATACCAACGGCGTACAGATTACCGGAGGAAGCAACATACACCTAAGTGGGTATATTAACACGGTTTCGGTTGACGCCAGTTCAAGCAATATCACTGGCGAAAATATTGTGTATTCCGGTAACGGAGGATACATCAAGGATTTAAGCCCTGATGGACGGTGGATCAATTTAGTGAAATCCGGCTCTGCTTACCTGACGTACGGCATTAAAGGTAATCCCAAAATCAGCTTGCTTCCCAACAGCTCCTTGGAGCGGTGGCATAGCACTACCGTGCCGTGTGGGTTCTCGCTAGCAGGCGCTACGGTATCGAAAGAAGGCGGCATGGTACACTCTGGTCTTTATTCAGCAAAAATTGTAGGAGGGGCGACAAACGAAAAGGGTATCAAATATTTCCTCGGCCCGATAGCCATGTTCACGGATAGGTATGTCACCATTACCGGCTGGCACAACTCCGCAGAGGATTGGTTCG